TGTCAAAAACGGTACGGACAACCCTGTCTTGACCGTCAAGACATACAAGAGCAACACCTACGCACACGAGGTAGAGATCAAGGGGGATAGCAGGATTGTGTACTCCCCTGACAAACCCCTATCTTGTGGTGCGAGGGTGTGGATTGAAACCGAGGCTGAAGTAATCATAAGGAAATAAGCATGGACAACACAGACACGCTACTTAAGATACTGGACGAAGGTGCGTTCGTCACAAGCGAAGAGATGGCGGAGCTTGCGAAAGAAGTCAGGGCGTTACAGCAAGATGCTCTGCGTTACAGGTGGTTGACCAAATACACAGCGCACTTGTTTATGTGTACGCCAGAAGGCTTAGACGAGCAGATGAACCGTGCGATGGGTAAGAAAGATGAAACCCAAGACACCTAAAGACCTCACCCTGCCTGTGATCCTACCGCCCGAAGATCAGCACAAGCTTGTGGTCAGTAGGTACTACTCAGTTAATCCAGAGTCACAGCACTTAGGTTTAGCACTTAGCCCGTACTACCATGAGTGCAACATACGCATCGACTGGGGTACTGACGGCGGGATATACAGAGTGGAGTGGACGAACGTGGAGAAAGAGAAATGAACGAACGAATCAAAGAGCTTGCTGAACAGGCGGGGTTCAGTGAATCCGGCATAAAAGGTATTGTTGGCGCAGAGGATTTTTTGGAGCGTTTTGCCGAGTTGGTAGCCGCAGCCGAGCGTGAGGCGTGTGCGAAGTTGTGTGAGGAAGACAAGATAGCAAGACGCTCCGAGTATGTCAGGCATTTAGAACGAGTAGCCGCAGCTATTCGTGCAAGGGGAGATAGGCATGACTGACCAAGAACGAAAGGCAATGGAAATGGCGTTGGAGGCGTTGGGAAACAATCAACCCGTCAATTATTGTCAGAACAATAATGGCGAACGATTTCCGATGTTTAAAGAAGACCCGTTTAGGTTTGATTGCAACAGCAAAGCAATCGAAGCCCTACGCCAAGCACTCAATGTTGACGCAATCGACACATCATCAACTTATGTCGATAAAAACAAAAAACGTAAACATGAGGGTTGCGCTGAGTGTGGCAAGAAAGCGTCTGAAGGATGGGCGTTGTATTGCGTGAAGTGTACGGAGTTGTTCGCACAGCCTTGGGACACATCCGACATGGCATACAGACCAAACGGGCTGAGTGTTGAGCAAGAGCCTGTTGCGTACTTATGCGAAAACGCAACTGGGCACAGATACTTTAGATGGAAAAAACCAGCTAGAGAGTACAACCCCATTCCCCTCTACACCGCCCCACCAAGCAAGCATTGGGTATCGCTGACGTTCGAAGATGTTGCTGAATTGGGTTTTGAAATTGGAGATATTGATACTGATCGTGATTTGTACCGATTTGCTCTTGCCATCGAAGCCGCATTAAAGGAGAAGAACACATGAAACCATTTGACCTAGAAGCTGCAAAGCGTGGCGAACCGATTGTTCTTGTTACTCGTGATGGGCGTGAAGCGTTCTTTGTAGGAATTTGCAAAGGTGAGCGACCAATAGTCGTTTGTGATAGCGCTGGCAACCTCACCCGTCTTCTACCGGATGGCTACTACACTACAAACGGCGCTCACATAAACGACATTTTTATGGAACCCAAGAAGCGAACCGTGTGGGTGAATTTTTATCCGAGTGTTGATAATGAGCCACCTTTGGCAATGGTACATAAAAGCCAAAAAAAAGCAAATAAGGATGGGCTATCACACCGCATCGGCGGCAAGGCTTACCCCGTGGAGATTGAAGAATGAGCGCAGATATGCAATGCCCATATTGCGGTGCTGATCAAGAAGTTTGTCACGACGACGGACGGGGGTATTCCGAAGACGAAAACCATGAGCACATTTGCAGTGAATGTGAAAAGACTTTTGTTTTTAGGACATTTATATATTTCAACTATGAAGCATCAAAAGCTGATTGTCTAAATGACGGTGAACACAATTTGAAAATGACAAACACTTATCCAAAAAGATTTTCAATGATGCGTTGCAAGGATTGCGACTATCAACGAAACCCGACAAATGACGAATGGATCGCCAACGGCATTACCGCTGACGACATAGCAAAGGAATAAACATGAAATATGCATTGGTTTCAGAAGCCCACCCCTCACCGACCCAGACCCCGAATGGAATTTCAATATGAACGCAGCACCGCATGGACGTAAACTGATCGCACTAAACCCCGGTGGGTTTGCCGTTTTTGCCGTCTTGTCGTCTAGGAACCTGCGGGATTTTCAAGCGTGGTATCCGTTACCGAAAGTGAAGGAGAAGAAATGAAGTCGCCTAAGCAGGATCAGGCATTTGACATCATTAGTCGGCGTGACAAGCTGACAGTCGCACAAATAGCCAAAGAGATGGGTATTGCAGTCAAGGCAGCAGGAGCGCATCTCAGACGGCTAGAACAGGCAGGAAGGATTCACGTTAGCGAATGGTGTTTTACGGGAGCTACTATGAGCAAATGTTATACAGCAGGGTTTGGGGAATCTGTTACCTATACAAGCAAGCGCATGCCCAAGAAAAAGCAACCAAAACCCGAGCGCAAAGATAAATTAGATGAATACATCGCACCAAATGATAGTTGGATTTCAACCCTATACGCCGATCCGCGCACCAATCACGCTGAACATATACGCTTTATGAATAACTTTAAACCACGGCCAGACGACGCTGCCGCATGGCTATTCACGGAGATCAGATGAAACGAATTGACCTTTGGAAGGCTAAACTAAAAGCTGCGAAAGCAGAACTTAAAATTCACGAACGCCACGCAAGAGCCGTTACGCGTGCGCTGAAGAACACCAACGAAACCATTAACCAACTGGAGCAAAGAATTGAAAACTACTTGGCGAAATCTAAATAGCAGATTGAGCAGCCTGTCGGAAGACGAGGTGTTTGCGCTGCTGCAAGAAGAATTAAACGGCCCGCGCCGTGCATCCATGATCCTGCGCTTGCATCAGCGTGGCAACACCCTGCGTGTGGCGCGGGAGCGGATTGAACTACTGAAGGAGGCGACAACGCCATGAGTGACGAGAAGACGGTAGCAGAGTATGTAGACATTTTAAACAGACAAGGAGGCTATGCACATCCCATGAAAATTGATACAGTTAATCACCCGCCACATTACACGGCGCACCCATCAGGCGTAGAGTGTATTCAAATCACCGAACACATGAACTTTTGTTTAGGTAATGCAATTAAATATATTTGGCGGGCTGATTTAAAACACGACGCAATCGAAGACTTAAAAAAGGCGGTGTGGTATGTCAATCGTGAAATCGAAAAAAGACAAAAAAGTAATGCCGTTTGAAAAACCTGCATACACGTTATCGCCCGCGCTTAAACGCGCGGTCGAACGTGCCAGAAAAGAGCAGCCCGAGTTAATCGCCGTCACAGGGAAAATTGGATATGTACATCTGGATAAAGACTGAAGACGTATGCGTGTGCGAACACATCATCTGGTGTGATCTTAATGACCGTTGTATGAGGGGAAAGAAATGAACACTCTTGCTGCAATTGGAATTGTCGTAATAGGTATTACCGTGGCGCTAATTTGTCTGGCGTCTTTAATCTGGCTTGCCATTAAAACAGGAGCTTAACCATGCCATTACCATGCCCACTCGTTGACGACCCAAACTTCGTCTATGTCCCCGCCGCTGCGACCGACGTCCAAAAGACGTGGATTAAGTTTGGCTGGACCCCACCATCTCAAGCGCAGCCTTCCGAACGTGCTTGACACGGTTCATCCAGCCGGCGCCGTACACGCCGAAATTCGACAGCCCTTTATAGAAGTCGATCTTGGCTTCTGAGAACTTATCAATCAGTTCTGTCGGAGAGTAGACAGCGACGGCGCCAAGCGTGATCGGTCCGATTGCGCCGTCCGCAGGGACACCCACCGCAGTTTGCAAGATTTTGGCCGAGCGCCCAGGTCCTGCATTTACAGCAAAATCAAACACGAGATAATCAATACCAAGAGGTAAAGCATCACCTCGGCAGGCGTCCCAAGATTTGCGTTTATAAAACGGTTCAACATCTTTCGCAGTAAGTTTGCGCATCTGTTCATGTGT